AACATTAGTTACTTCTCCTGCATCTACTAAATTAGATCATCATAATGCATTTGCTGGTGGATATATTGATCATGTTATAAGAGTTGTTGAGGCTTCTTTAGTATTTGAAAAGGTATGGGATAGATTTGGCCAGAAAAAAGATTATAGTACAGAAGAATTAGTATTTTCAGCTATTAATCATGATCTAGGCAAGCTAGGAACTAATGATGAACCTATGTATCTTCCTAATGATTCCCAGTGGCATATAGAAAAACAAGGAGCAATATATAAATACAATCCTAATATAACATACATGAGAGTTGCAGATAGGAGTTTATTCTATCTTCAAAAAGCAGGTGTTCCAGTAACTCAAAATGAGTATCTTGCTATTAAACTTCATGACGGTTTATATGAGGAATCTAATAAAGCTTACTACATTACCTATAATAAAGATAATGAATTAAGATCTAATATTGCTTTTATTCTACATCAAGCAGATTTGATGGCAAGTAAAGTAGAACTACAAATAAATAAAATATGACAACACTAATCTTTTCAATATCAATATGGATAGTATCCGTAATAGGATACATAATTTGGAATTTATTTCAAAAAAATAAAAAATTAGAAGCAATAGTTTTGAATCAGCAAACTTTTATTAATGGAATTAAAGAATCCATGAGAGATATTAATAAGGCGGCTGAGCAAATAGACTCTAAATTATGGGTTCAATCAGATCCTGAGTTTTTACTACTTATGGAAAATGTCAAAACTATGCAAACATCAATTAATCAATTTATAGACTCTTAATATGGAAGCAAAATTAGGAAATGAGGAAGAGATTTTACTGTTAACTAAAAAAGGAGAGCCTAGGAAAAGAAAACCAAAGGTAAAAAATAATTATTTTACTTCTGAAACTGAGGAAGCTATTCTTAGATATAGAAAGAGTGGTTCTTTAGCGGAAAGAAACAAGATTTATAATCAAGATATCCATTATGGGTTTTATAAATTAGTAGAAAATATTATACATACATTTAAATTCTATTATACAGAGGTTGATAATATTGAGGATTTAAAATATGAGGTTATTTCTTTCCTTCTACAAAAATTAGACCTTTATGATCAGTCAAAAGGTAAGGCGTATTCTTATTTTGGAACTATCGCAAAGAGATATTTGATCATTTATAATCAAAAAAACTATAAAAAACTAGTTTCAAAAGCCGAAATAGGAGAGCAAAATGACGATAATGCTCTTGTAAATAGTATTATTGTTAAAGAACCTGAACCGGAATTGGATAAATTAGAGATTGTCGAGCTATTTATTAAATACGTAGACGATAATCTACTAGAACTTTTTGAAAAGAATGATGAACTTAAAATAGCCGATGCTATACTAGAAATATTCAAAAAAAGAGAAAATATAGACATTTTTAATAAAAAAGCGGTCTTTATTTATGTAAAAGAGATGACAGACGCACAATCTAATACAATAACCAAAGTAATAAAGCGCCTAAAAACTATATATAAACGAATCCTTGACAACTATTTAGAAAATAATGATTACTAAATATTTATTCTAAACCTTTATGGAATTAGATAAAGTCATTTTCAAGGATAAAACCATTTCAGACCTCGTAGAAGAGGTTTATAACAAGCATAAAAATCAAGATAAAACACTACGAGATGAGATTTTGAGGCTAACAGACATGATTGAAACGCCTGGAGATGCTATTGTTATTGTCCCTCTATTGAAAGGATTCTTTGATTCTAGCCTAAAAAACGATGAAGTTCTAATGAAACTACTAACAGTATTTCAAAAAGACTCTGCTGACTCTAAAAAAGAAGGCGCTGAAGATAATGGAGTCCTTACTGAAAAGGATATAGAACAGTTATTTAGTGAAGTTACAACATTAAAAGTTAAAGATCCTAAACAACTACCTAGCGCATAATGGGATACGTATTTGGAAATAAAACAGATTCTGATCTTTCAAAATTAGGAGGTCAATACTTTCAAATAGGTAGAGTTAAATCTATTGTTATGGGTCCTTATATAGGAAATAGCACTCTTCCTACTCCTGATTATAAAAATCCTAGTGATATAGGTAAAATAAAATACGAAATATTATATTCAAGTTTATCTACTTCCAAATCAAATGAAGTATCAGAACCAGCTTGGCCTATATTTAGTTTTATAAAGCAATATCCGGCAGTAAATGAAATAGTATTAATAGTAGCCGGACCTACTGATGGATTAAACGATAATTTTTCTAGACAAAAGTTTTTTTATTTTCCTCCCTATGATATTTGGAATCATGTTAATCACTCTGCTTTTCCTAATATGTCCGAATATGCTAAATTTTTGAATAAATTTTCTAATCAACCTAACTATCAAGGATCGGCTGTTAAAGGACCTAAATTACCTTTAGGATATACTTTACAAGAAAAAGACAACGTAAGAAATTTACAACCTTTTGAAGGAGATACAATACTAGAATCTAGATTTGGACAATCAATAAGATTTGGTAGTACAGTTCCAGTAATGAAAAAAAGTAATAATTGGTCTAATTCTGGAAATAATGGTGATCCTATAACTATTATTGTTAATGGTCAAGGACAAAATAAAACTTTAAGTAAATTTGATCCAATAGTAGAGGATATAAATAAAGATAAATCGTCAATATATTTAACAGCAGGACAAGAAATAAATATAGAAGACTTAACTTTATTTCCTCTTGCATCTTTTAGAACAAGTACGGGTGCTATAATACAAACTCCTATAGAATTAGTAAAACCACCTATATCAGACGAAATAGTTTCTGCACAATTCCAAGATGAAAACGCTAATAAATAATGTTTAAACCAGAATTTCCATATAAAGGTAATCAAATTATAATATCATCAGATAGAGTAACGCTGCATTCTAAAACTGATGCTATATTTTTATTTGGTAAACAAGCCGTTTCATTATCTTCTACAAAAACTATAAATCTTGATGCATTAGAAGGGGTTAAAATAGATTCTCCTAATATAGAATTAGGGCATGAAGCAAAAACATTAGGAGAACCTGTTGTATTAGGAAGAACACTAACTCAAGAATTAAAATCTTTATTAGATTCTATTATGCAGGCAGGTGCAGAATTAAAAAAGGCATCTTCTGAAAATGCTACTTTGGGAGCTACTATGCAAAGTATAGCTGGAGCAGGTAAACTATTATATAATGCTGCTGATACTTTAAAAAATAGATTAGTTGCGGATTCTATTTTGTCTAAAAATACTTTTACAAAATAACAATGCCAGATCGAATAACTCCAAATACAAAAATTAGTGCGCCTACAAATGTGACCGCTAAATTAGATCCTACTATTAAAGCTAAAATGGATACTATAAATAATCCTAGAATAGCAAATCTAGGAAAAGGTATGTTTGGTGGAAATTTAGATATAAATCTAACGTATGCAAAAGGATTAGAAAAAGCAATCGGTCTTACAACATTTTTTATAATTGATGCACAAACAAAAACAGACCAATTATTATATGGAAAATATTCAGTATCTGAAAATGAGATTAATCCAATTAAAAAAGCTTTAGATAAAGGAATAATTAAATTACTTGAAGTAGTTGCCAGTGTTGACTTTTGTAATCTTGTAAACTACGCTATAAATCAAGTACCTGGAGGGAAAAAATTTGATCCTAAAAGTAATCCACCAACAGATTCACTAGGTAAAAAAAAATGGCAAATACAAAAAAAGGCATTTGATATACAAACTTATATAGACGATTATTATAAAAAATATGGAGACGCACAAAATCCTGAAAGTAAATTAGGTCTTTATACTTTAACAAAAGAAATATCTAATATATTTGATTCTTTATTAAGTCCGTCAACAGGTTTAAATGATCCAGATTTAACTAATGCTTTTCCTCAACTATCTATATTTAATAATTTTTTACAAAATTCTTTAGGAGTATTTAATAAATACACAGATATTAGACAAGTTCCTAATTCAGAATTACAAAAAATTATAAGTTATGTAGATAAAATAAGAGGTATTTCTATTGCTATTCAAGGATTAAATTCAGTATCTTCAGTAGTTAGTTTAGCAGATACTTTTACAAATGGTGCAGTTTCTAATGAGATATCTAGACTAAGTCAATTAATACCTATAAATAAACTTATACCTACATTAAAATCTATATTAAAAACAGCTAATAATATTAATTCTATAGGTAGAAAAATTGTAGGGTATATAAATTCAGCACAATTTCTTATTAAGTTAATGATAGGATTAGTTTGGGTATTTAATATAATTAAAGCATTCTTTTTAGCTCTTCCAATACCAAATATTGGAACTAGTGTTGGAGTTACTACAGGTTTTTCTGATAAATTTAATGAGACACTACGTGAGCAAGGTCAAAAAAGATTAATAAGAAGATTAGGACAACTTAACTCAGTATTAAGCTATCTTTCTTTATTTGCTGTAAGTTTAGTAGCGGGAATGGCTAATATTATTGGTAAACTAGAATTAATTTTACTTAATATAGAAAATTGTGATAATGTAGATCCTAGTTTAGCAGAAGAAGTTAAAGACACTATAAATAATTTAGTAGATACATCAGGTCATGGAACTGCGTGTGCTTCTGTAATAACAGGAAAAAAATATGGATGGGCAAAAAAAGCTAATATTTATTCTATCAAATTACATTCATTAAAAGGTCCT